CTATAGATTTGCGAGCCATTTTTTCCCGGATTTTGTGTTAAGCCACACCAAAAATCCACCACCTACAACAGCACTTATTGTATATACTAAACTTAACATGTCCATAATCCACTTTATTTTAAAATTGTATTTCCTATTCTAATAAAAATGATGGTAGAGATTCCACCTATAATAACCCTGTATATGTCAAGAGTTATATCTACATCAGGCTTCATGGAAACTATTCCACCTACAACAAGTCCGGCAAATGAAAGTTTTGCTAAATCAAAAAACAACCCGGCAAGTTTTTCCCGTCTTACCTTGTCCTTTTCCTTGACTTCTTTCTTTACTTCCTGTTGTTCACTCCAACTTCCCATTCAAATTAAGATTTATTGCAAATATACGAAAATCAAACAATAAACAATAACATAAACCATTTATTTAACACACTTCACCCTTCGGCAAATTGGCCAGCACCTCATCTATGAAAATTGATCGGTAGTGTGGGCATTCCAGCACTCCCTTTTGCTTCGCTTCCCGGTACACTTTGGAAAAGAGCTTTGCTTTCTCCTGGATTGTTGCTGGAATCTCTTCAATGGGCGTAGACAGAAATCGACATCCCCACCCTTTGCATGAAGGGGAAAGCTGACAGTAGTCTTGATTTTTCCACTGACATGAACAGTCATATATGCTTTGAATCATATATAATAAAACTCCAATGTTCACATTGCAGCACTAACAATACATTTGCTAATGCTGCAATTATTTTTAATTAATCTTCTAGAACTTTTATCCTATTCCTTATGTTCGTACATATCGATCGCCTTAAAGAATTCATCCTCATAGTTATAAATATCATCAAGGCTTTCAATAACATGTTTCACATCTTTCTTATTTTCATCAATGGTAGCCACATATTTTGTAGCTGTATTGAAATACATACGACAAATAGGCTTTCTATTGTTGTCATCAAGCAAAACGCTAAAGTATGTTTGAGCATCACGATATACTATACGGGATATATCCACTTTTTTCCGACAGATTGCCTTAACGATACGATAAGCATCAAGTTCTTCTTCTGTAGTAACGACTTTTGATTCTGGTTGATTTTCTGCTTGAGTTTCTTCAGCCGGAGTGTCAGTTTGCTTCGGTTGAGCCGACTCAATTTTTGAATCACTAACGGTTAAAGCACCTTTTAAACGCTCATTAATGATATCATTGATATGTGAAGAAATAGCACGTTTTACCAAAGGGGTAAACTGATCGATTATATTTTGCAACATTCTTCCTTCATATACTTTAGTCGCAAACATTTTCACAAAATCAGTGCTCGGTGAGGAAAATTCCTCCTGAATGATAGCCTTCAATTCTCCCATATACTTTAATTCACTGGCTGAGTTTAGTATATTGTCTACGTCAAAGTACGATTTATGAAATTTCTTCAACTCTTCAATTTGATTATCCCTCAAATCCGTTATGTCCACTTCCAAGAATGGTTTATCATCCATTATATTGGGTTCTTTCAAATCTGTATAAAAACGATAAATAATACCATTAGTCAATAATCCAAACTTAGCCTTTGAAACATTGAAATAACGCAATAGTTGATTGTCGTGAAGATTCAAATCCTGCTTCCAGTGTTTACATTCAATAAGCAAGATAGGCTGATCGTCCTTCATTATGGCATAATCAATCTTTTCTCCCTTTTTTGTACCAATATCACAAGTCATTTCTGGCAATACTTCCAACGGGTTAAAGACATCATATCCCAAAGCATTTATAAAAGGCATGATAAAAGCGTTCTTTGTTGCTTCTTCTGTTTGAATGTTATCTTTTAATTTTCCAACTCTGTCTGCGAGTTGTTTAATTGCATCTTTAAAATCCATAGTATTTTATATTAAAAGTTTATTATACAGATTGCTTTCACTTGTTATTTTGCCGACATACACATAAGTACTCGATACACGCCGTACACCTCTGACAAAGGAACGTCAAAGTCCGAGAATTTCGGGTCCGGGTTAACCGAATGGCATTTCACATAACCTTCCTTACCCTTGCACTCATGAAGTTCCTTTACTATAACCCCATTTGCAGTGTCCAAAACGTATGTTTTACCCCAGTCTATAAAGATATTGGGGTTTATCTTCTTTATCAAAATACGGGAACCTGAGGGGTATTCAGGTGCCATGCTATCTCCATATACTGTAATGGCAAAGTCTACATCTTCAATGGGTGAAATTATAGCCTCACAATTTTGGAGCATTGCGCCTGGAGCCGCAAAACCCGTAAGCGTTCCTCCCATAGCTGACATGGGAAGAAGATATGTAGTGTAGCCTCCCATATCCCCTTTGTTTCGACTATCATTTATCGTACTTTCCAAAAAAGAAGATACAACAAATTTAGCCACGGACTCAGAACCGTATGCTTCTTCCAGCCTTTTTTTCTGTATCGGTTCTAAGTCTCTCATAGTCTTTTCCATTCCAGAGATATTTGACTGCTGACATTTTAGAATCTCTGCCAATTGCTTTTGAGTAAGATTAAAAGCCTGTCTAAATCCTTTCAAATCGTACATATCACTAATATATTAAGCCTATAATGATAATTAAAGTTAATATCAGTGATATTTATAGGCTAATATCATTGATATATCAGTGATGTTAGTATCTTTGCAACATCAAACAATAAACAACAGCACAAAGGAACGAAAAATAGTTCGGAAGTGCAAAAATATTGACTAACTAAAAAGAGGTAAGACAATGAAAAGATTCGATTTACGACAGATTATGAGAGATGCCCACAGAACTTACAAGTATGTAGGCAAGAAACAAGGCAAGACCTTCGGTGAAGTTCTGAAATCAACATGGAAACTGGCAAAACTGAATGTTACAATGCAGGAAGAGCTGGCAAGACAACAGGAAGAAAGAAATAACAAGGTGTTCACTCCGGTCAAAGCAGAAAAAGTCACTTTCAAAGCCGAATGGTCAGACTGCTACAACTCCAACAGCCGTGGATATTTAGGTTCCCAGTACTGCGGAGATTAATAAGGACATTAATCAGGATTATCCTGTCCGGTCTCGATACCGGAAACAATCCGTAAAAGGTATGGCAGGAACTACATGGAGTGATTGCCCTTAGCAATCCGTTCCAGAAAGCGATACTGGCGCTTACCCTCAATCCCAGCATAGAGGACGCGAGAACTAACGGTCGAAGCAAGCAGCCTGTAACAAGGTCGATGCAAGCAGCCGGGCGAAGTAAGGGCGATCATGCCCCGAACGGTTATGCAGTGAAGAACAGTAGCTGACAACTCCGGTGGGAAGACCAGAGAGAGGTTATCGGGGCACAAACTAATACACAATCAAATGAAAGCAATATCAATATTATGCGCAGTATCATACACGATACTCCTTATTACCATGTGCGATATGGGCGTATGGTTCTGGATAGCATCCACCGCCTTCGCGGTAACATCATTAGTGATAAGCAACGAACTTGACAATATTGAAAATCAAAAAAAATAAAGCTATGACAACAGTAGAAGAATTACAAAGCATGACACACGAAGACCTTGTAAGACGTGTGCAAGAACTGGAACAAGACCTTAAAGAAGTCAAGGAACAGAGCGACATGTGGCTCGATTCGTTCACCCGCCTACAGGCACGACACGAAAGCAGCATTAATGCTCTAGACAACATCGTTAAACTCGCTAAATTGAAGTAATATGGTAAAAGTAACAGAAAATTGGGCGGCCACATTGAGAGCGATGAAGGTAGGTGATATCGTTGTGTTCCCTGTGCGTGCGATATCTTCCGTCAACACAACCATTTCCAGACTAAGATTGGAGATGTGTGTAGAAAATGCCGATTGGAAACGAACAGGAGAGGTTGACCGCAAGCGCGGAGAGTTCAAAATCCAGCGTGTGTCATGATTACGCTATCAGAGCGCGAGCATCTTGTCGCCGAACAATATTGCAAGGGTTTGGCCGACAAGGAAGTAGCCGACAGTCTGCAACGCTCGGAATGGACCATCAAAGCACAGAAGCGGGATATATACAAAAAGCTGGGTATTTCCAAAGATACCGAGCTTGTATTATACATGTTCTGTGAGCGCATGAAGATCAACTTCGATATAAAAGAGATACGTAAACACGGGCTTGAGCTATTCTTCTCCATCCTGTTCCTTGTCATTGCCGCATTGGATTTTCATCCCGACATGAGACAATGCAGCAGAGCAAAGACAAGAACCACCCAAGTATCAAGAACAAGACGAACAAAAACAGATTCAGATTATGAACTATACAGTTAACAACCAACTACGGACATCCATCTTATTTGATGGAACGGCAGAAGCACGGCTAGCAGACATCCTAGCCATCATGGACACCCATACATTCGGTAAAAGAGAAGCGGCCAAAATAGTTGGAGGCATAGGAAGGCTTATCAGACTGATCGAAGAAAACAAAATACGTTCCGACAAGCCTACATGCGCACAAAACGGGAAATGGTTCTGCAATGCCAGTGATGTCCTGCGTTATGCACAGGTCAAAATGCCAAGGAAGCCTAGAAAATTAAAAAAGAAAGTGGCATAAGCCACACGGGTAATTAGCTTAATGGAAAAGCGGTATTCACTTTTTTCTTTACGTTCAGACGGTTTGTGATTGTTTTCAGGAGGAATACAGATACAGGTTCGAATCCTGTATTACCCACACCCAAAGAGAGGGAGCCGTACACCCTTATAAACGTAGCCATGTTAGAGACTTCAAGGCAGTGAAGCAGAGAGCAATTTGTTAGATAATAATTTAACCCAAAGCCGCTGGAAAGGACAGCGTGAGGTGAGAGCCCTCTTTATATGTTATATTCTATATCCTTATTTATCCCGGTGTGTCCTGGCCGACTATCCGGGAACTATTTTTTTTAACTCATTTATTAACCACTAAAAATTATTGATTATGGGACTTATCAAAAAACCTAACGAACTGACAGTTAAGAATGCCCTGTCGGCATTAATCTACGGACAACCTGGTATGGGAAAGACCACACTGGCGTTAAGCTCTCCCCAGCCACTACTCCTGGACTTTGACGGTGGCGTTCACCGTGTGAATGCAGCCCACCGTGTAGACACCGTACAAATTTCCAAATGGGAAGAGGTGGATGAAGTTCTTACGAGCGGAGAAATTGCCGAATACAAGACCATCGTTATTGATACGGCAGGAAAAATGTTATCCTTCATGGATAAATATATAATGAAAAACAATCCCAAAATGAAGAAAGCGGATGGCACACTGTCCCTGCAAGGATATGGAGTACGAAAGAATATGTTCATCAACTTCGTAAACCAAGTCACACTAATGGGTAAATCAGTAATATTCGTAGCCCATGAACGCGAGGAAAAGAACGGAGAAGACAAACAGATACGCCCGGAAATCGGAGGTTCTTCTGCCGGTGACCTGATTAAAGAACTTGATCTTGTAGGCTATATGGAAGCCATAGGTAAGGACAGAACCATCTCTTTTGATCCGTGCGAGAAATTCTACGGTAAGAATACCTGCAATCTTCCGGCACGCATAAAGATACCAGTTATTATTAATGCAGAAGGTACAATCACCGGACCGAACGACTTTATGACAAAGATTGTAAACACTTATCAGACCTATCAGGAAAAACAGGCAGAACTGTCCTCCGAATATGAAGGTCTTATGGAAGTTATCAAGGAACAGATAGCCATGGTAGCGGATGCGGACACGGCCAACGAAGTGAAACAATCACTGGAGAGCCTGCAGCATATCTTCGACAGCAAATTACAAGCAGGTATGCTACTGAATAAAAGATGCAAGGAATTAGGATTGAAATTCGACAAAGTCAAAAAAATATATGAAGCAGCCTAGTTATAGAATCTATCCCTCATTACTTGACAAATTCGACAAGTATCTGAGAGCTGATGAAGAAGTGGAAAACTTCTGGAACATTGATAATGAAACCGGAGAGTATAAACGCTCTCCGGAAGAAATCGAAGAGAGCCTGAAGCAAGACCTTCTGGATGCTATCAACCGTGTACCGTTTGAGAGTGAAGCAGCCGACAAGGGAACAGCCTTCAATGCTATCATTGACTGCTATGTCCATTGCGAAAATCACGTGCCGACAGAGCGTTCCCCCTACTCCATCATTGGCGATAAGGAAACCAATACCATACAAGTAGCTTTTCCAGCAACGGATATCGCACCTGCACGGCATTTCCTTTTTGACAGACAATGGTGTATAGAACAGGCAGAGTATTTCAAAGGCTCATTAAGTCAGGTCTATGTATCCGCCATTCTTCCTACCCAGTACGGAAATGTGGAGTTATACGGATTTATCGACGAACTCCGAAAGGATGTTGTTTATGACATAAAATCCACATCTAAATACGAGTTCGGCAAATACGCCCACGGGTGGCAGCGCCATGTCTACCCTTATTGCCTAATTGCTTCCGGTCAGATGGAAAGCATAAAGGCATTTGAGTTTACGGCTTATGCGCTGAAAGGCGGTACCAGCCGCACACCGCTTATCAGTGGTACGCAATATCCGGAATATTATACTTACAATCACGAACAGACAGTGAAACTGCTCACGGCACACGTAGAACATTTCATAGAGTTTTTGGAAGCTAATAGAGAATCTATCACGGACAAGAAGATTTTCGGACTGGAATAATGGCACAAGAAGCTATCCTTATAAAAGAAAAAGGTGTGGTAACACTGAACAAGTCCTTTGATTTCATGTGCTCGCAGCTCCGTAACGGTCGTTACAGGTTAATTATCGAACGTTACACAGAGCCGCGCACATTAAGTCAAAACGCCCTAATGTGGCTTTGGTTTACCTGTATCGAACAGGAAACAGGAACGGATAAACAGGACGTACACGATTATTACTGCAACCTATATCTACGAAGGACAACCATTATCAAAGGAAAAGAAACGGTCATAGCCGGAAGCACATCGAAACTGAACACACTGCAAATGACGGACTTTTTGAATAAGGTCAAAGCAGATGCAGCCACGGAACTGGGAATAACACTTCCCCTTCCGGAAGACCGTTATTATAACGAATTTGTCAACGAATATAAATATAGAAGATAATGAAGATCATAAAAGCTAAAATCACCAAGGACAGTACCTTGGTGGCCACCTACAAGGATGAGAATGGTACAACCACCGTAGAAGGCAAGAACCTGGTAACATCAGACCTTATCAATGCGTTCAGCAAGCTGAATCCCCACGCCGCTTTGCTTACAGAACAGAAAGAAGTGGACGGTATAGAATCTGTAGATGAAGTGCCTGATATCATAGGACAGGTGCTTGACGTTACAGGGTATTCCATTGGCGGAGATGGAGATAATGAAGGGGTTACTCTGATAGCCAAACGTTTTCTCAAAACAGGAAAAGTTCTGAACCTATGCGCTCCGTTCACCATGTTCAATAATGAGAATGAATCGTATATCAATGCCTTCGAGCTGGAGCAGGAAATCCAATCCTGTGAGTTCGAAGTCAAAGAGTATCTGTTCAACAAAAAATGGCGAATTGTACAACAGGAACTTCCGTTTGAGGAAGACACGGCGAACGCAGACGTACAACCGGACGCCATTCCAGAAGCCGGTACAGACTTCAATCAAGAGGTTGCGGAATTCCAGCAGGCTATGAATGATGCAGGGGTTGACATAATAATGAACGGAAAGAAAATTAAATCACGTAAACCACGTAAAGTCAAACAACTTGCATCATGATACCGCCGTCCCCATTTTGCGTAACTACTACCCCCAACTGCTTCAAACTAGCCTTCCCATATCATCCAAGATTAGTGGAGCTAGTCAAACGGATTCCAAGTGTAAAACAGAATATCCGGGCAGCCTATATCGCTGACGAAAAAGCTTGGAAGGTATCTCTACAAGATAAGGAATACGTGAGGATGATGGCAGATTGGGCGGTACAGACAAAGATATGCAGCCGGGTACAGCACAAAGTGACAACAAGAGAGTATAATGACTATACTATTCCCGACCTTCCAAAACTTACGGTTCCACACGGATTGCTGTTGGAACCGTACGAATATCAGAAAGAAGGCATCGCTTATGCGCTACAGCACAAGCGGTGCATATTCGGGGACCAACCGGGACTGGGAAAGACATTACAGGCAATAGGCACGGTTACGATAGCAAAAGCGTATCCGTGCCTTGTCATTTGTCCGGCCGCATTGAAAATAAACTGGCAACGGGAATTTAAGAAATTTGCCGGAAAAAATGCCATGATTCTGGATGATCGCAATAAAGCCAGCTGGCACCGTTTCTTTGAGACTAAATGCTGCAACATATTCATAACAAATTATGAATCACTGAAAAAGTTTTTTGTACTTAAAGTAAAGGAGGATGCACGGTTTACCATGAAATCCATTGAGTTTGACCCGCGAATATCGTTATTCAAATCCGTAGTCATTGACGAATCACACAAGTGCAAATCCACCAAGACCCAGCAATCCAAGTTCGTAGAAGGAATATGTAAAGGCAAAGAATATATCTTGGAACTGACGGGAACCCCAGTAGTGAACAACAATACAGACCTTATACAACAACTCAAGATAATGGGACGATTAGAGGATTTCGGAGGATACAAGTATTTCGTAGAGAGGTTCTGCGATGGACCTAAACAGTCAAGCAATGTGAAAGAACTGAACTGGAGGTTATCATCGACCTGCTTCTTCCGGCGCGAAAAGGCCAAGGTACTCACTCAGTTGCCGGACAAGTCACGCCAATATATAGAGGTGGACATATCCAATCGCAAAGAATACGACAAAGCGGAAGCCGACCTGATACAGTATCTCCGAACTTACAAGAATGCGGACGATGAAAAGGTGGCCAAGGCATTAAGAGGCGAGGTAATGGTGAAAATGGGAATATTGAAAGCCATATCAGCCAGGGGAAAAATCAAAGTCTTTTCCGAATTCATCCATGACGTGATTGACGGAGGTGAGAAACTGATAGTCTTTGCTTACCTGAAAGAAGTAGTACAGGAATTAAAGAAGATATTCCCTGAAGCTGTCACCGTTACAGGCGAAGACAATGCTACTCAAAAACAGACAGCGGTAGACCGCTTCCAAAACGACCCTTCTTGCAAGCTGATCATCCTTAACTACAAATCAGGAGGTACAGGTCTTACATTGACAGCTTCCAGCCGTGTGGCGTTTATCGAGTTCCCATGGACTTTCTCCGATTGTGAGCAGGCAGAAGACCGAGCACATCGGAACGGACAGAAGAACAACGTAAACTGTTACTACTATCTTGGAAAGGATACTATCGACAAATATATGTATGATGTCATTCAGACCAAAAAAGGAATAGCCAACGGAGTGACAGGGACGGATGATGTGGTTAAGGAGAATGTGGTAGATATGGCAATGAACCTATTCAACGGAAGAATATGAGGAAACAGACAACACCATTATCAGAAAGCCAAATACAACATGATTGTTTGGTATGGTTCCGGTTACAATATCCCAAACTGGCTCGTATGCTTTTTGCAGTGCCCAACGGTGGCAAACGTGATGCCAAGACAGGAGCACGGATGAAGTATGAAGGAGCAGTGAGAGGTGTAGCAGACTTGATTTTGCTCATACCCAAAAAGGGATGGGCTTCCCTCTGTATAGAGATGAAGACACCGAAGGGTACACAGAGCGAGCACCAACGAACGTGGCAGACAGAAGCAGAGAGATACCAAAACAAGTATGTTATCTGCCATTCACTACAGGAGTTCATAAACGAAGTAAATTCTTACCTACAATGACTTATATAGATTACGTAAACCAATTTTGGAAGACACATCAGAGTGTAGCATTTTCCTCGAACGAAGTTTATTTGTACTTCTTCCTTTTGAACGAGTGCAATAGTCGGGGTTGGGAGAATCCGTTTGAGTGTCCCAACAGACGAATCGTCCTCGCAACCGGTATATCAGAACCAACCGTAATTGAAGTCAGGAACAGATTACAGCAAAAAGGTTTACTACAGTTTGAGTCAGGTAAGAAAAATGCGAAATCGCCCGTTTATTACTTAAATGATTTAAGTAAACCCTTAAGTAAACTCTTAAGTAATGACTTAAGTAAACCTTTAAGTAAAAAGGCTAACATTAATATAAGACTTAAGAGTAAAGATAATAATAACTCTAGCGAGTTATTTAAGCCCGAGCAGGAAAAACCTAAAAAGAAGCCTTCAAAACCAAAAACCGAATTTATAGCCCCTACCCTGGAACAGGTGAAAGATTACTTCCGTGACAAGCTCCCGGACTGGGAGCAGCAGGCGGAGATATTCTTCTACCACTTCGATGCGCTAAGCTGGAAAAACACCAACGGGGCTAAAATTGAACGATGGGACAGCCGGGCTAACCTTTGGATAATCGAAAAAAGACTTCAAAATGGAAACAAGCCTACAAAAACAGATCACTGTGATAATGTCCCCAGGACAGATACCTCAATCCAGGAAAAAGCCGGAGACACTGACACCGCTCCAGCAGACCTTGAGAAATGGATCAACAGCCTCCCAATTGGTTGACAACTGGTCCGGCACGCAAGCCCAGCTGAATTGTAACCTGACATTAGCACAAGCAATCAGGATTGAGGGTATTCCCACCCTTGCGGACATCAATGTTGTCTTCGGCAACGCCACATCAGTCAGGATTATCACAGAGCACCTGCAATCAATCCTCCGATACGCAGGCATTGATATCGCACCTCAACAACTTGCCGAAACGGCGCTAAGCATATTGGCCAGCTATTATTTTCTCAATCTGGCCGAGCTTTGCATATTCTTCACACAGCTTAAAAACGGAAGCCGTGGACAGTTCGTCTGGGGAAACAGGATAAACAACCAGTCCATTATGGTAGCCCTATCGGACTTTTGCAGGGATAGAAGAGACGAGCACGTCAAACTGTCCAATGAAACCGCCATGAAACAATCCCAAAAAGGTTTCACCCGGATAGAAGATGCAGCGTGCGCCATGATTGAGGGAGTAAAAAACATTCAGGAGCTCAAAAAAAAGGCTAAAAACGATTTCAGCGCCTTCACAGAACTTTTTCCTAACGTTCCCAATAACCATACTGCCTACACCTATTGGAAGGCATACGGGGGAAATGAGGATGCAATACGGGCTATATACGGAGATAATGCACCACCTCCCAATATAGCAAGCGACGATATAGGAAAATTCTTATGCGAGTATAACATCAGAATCAATCACAAATAAATATTATCAACCACTTCAAAATTAAGTAACCATGGCAAGTAATGAAAGTTTCAAACAGGCAATCAAAGCCTATCTGGACAAACGGGCGGAAGAAGATTCACTGTTCGCCCCCAAATATGCGAATGAGAAGAAAAGTATTGATGAATGCTGTAGTTATATCATGGGTGAGGCCAGGAAGCGTGGTAACGCCATAGCGATTTCAGACGAGGAGGTCTACGGGATGGCAGTGCACTACTATGATGAAGACGATATCAAAATAAACCGGCTGCCTGCCGGAGAGAAAACGTCCGTATCATCCTCCGCCAAACCTGTGGAACTCACCGAAGAAGATAAGAAAGCGGCACGTGACAAAGCAATCGCACAGCTAGCGGAAGAACAATACCAGACACTCAGGAAGAAAAACGTCCGAAAGAAAGCGGATGATAATGTCCAACAAATGAGCCTGTTCTAATCATGAAACCGAGAACGAAACTTGAGAAACGTGTAACCGGACTAAGCGGTAAACTGTCCGCCGTTACCGAAGTACAAAAAGAATGGGCGAAAGAACATATATTCACCCACGAAGCATATAGGTGCAAGGATGAGCTATGGTGTTCCGAGTGCGGCGGAACATGGATAGACACAAGCAATAGCGAGCTGGGAACCACCCTGCTCGGTGATACGACCGAATGCCCGTACTGCCACCACAAACTGGACGTAAAGGTCAGCCGGAAACGAAAAGTCGAGGAAGAAAAGTACATGTCCATCTTACAGACCGCCGGAGAGTTCCAGATCATAAGACATATACTATGCTGCAAGTACGCCAGAAAAAGGAATTTTGATTTGAACAGCAGACAGGATTATATTCACTATGCTTTCTTTGAAGTGGTTCAGGAATGGATCACCGTCGAGGGGAAACGCACCATCATGGCAAAACCGATGAATATGGGAAGCAGCGGATGGATATATTCGGAACCACTGAGCATAAAGGGTGAATACGGCAGTTACAGCTGGAATTATCGTGGAGACCTATATGCGATATGGGGATGGATATATCCAAGAAAGAAACTGATCCCGGAATTGAGAAAGCGGGGAATCGGGAAACGGTTCCCCGATGTACCCCCCTCAAAACTTGTACGAGACCTTCTGAAAGGTGGCAATGATGCGGAATTATGTATCAAGACCGGACAGACGGATATGTTAAAGCACATGTACAAAACGGGCTATTACCAACTCCGATATAAACCGTCCTTCAACATCTGCAACCGCAACCGTTATATAATCAGAGATGCAAGCATGTGGAATGACCATATAAGCCTGCTGTCCTATTTCCACAAGGATCTGCATAACGCCAAATACGTATGTCCCAAAAATTTAAAAGCCGAGCACGACAGATTACTAAGAAAGAAAAATGAAATTGAGGCAAGGCAAAGAAGGGAAAGGGACAGAATAAAGGCTATCCAAAAAGAAAAGCAGCTCAAGGAGGATATAGCATCATTCTACAACCGGATGGAAAGATTCTTCGGCATGGAAATCAAAGGCGACGGTATAACCATCCGTCCGCTTGAAAGCGTAACCCAGTTCTACAAGGAGGGCAAAGTCATGCACCATTGTGTATACGCCAACAGGTATTACAGACGCAGTGAATGTCTGATCATGACAGCCATAGTCGGAGAAAAACATGTGGAAACCATCGAAGTGAATCTTAAATCGTTTCAGATAGTACAGTCAAGAGCCGTATGCAACGGAACATCAGAGTATCATGACCGCATTATCCGGCTGGTGGAGAAGAACATGAGTTTAATCAAAAAAAGAATAGCATAATGAAAGATTATATAGAATTTTTAAAAGACAAGATGGCAATCAGCCATCAGACAGGATTTGAAGTTAAGGCTGATGAACTTACCCCGTACTTATATCCCCATGTGAAAGATACGGTACGTTGGGCTGTTTGCGGCGGTTGCAGGGCGATATTCTCCAGCTTCGGTATGCAGAAGACCGTAACCCAGTTGGAGATACTGCGGATAATCCTGAACCGCACAGGAGGCAAAGGGTTGATAGTTTGCCCCAAGCGTGTAGTAGTGGAGTTCCTGACACAGGCCGAAAAGCATCTGGGCATGAAAGTGACCTATGTACGTACTATGCAGGAGGTGAAGCAATGTCCGACCAATATCATGGTGACAAACTATGAGCGTGTCCGTGACGGCGAGGACGGAGTAAGAATAGAACCTTCTTACTTTACCGTTACCTCATTGGATGAAGCGAGCGTGTTACGTGGATTCGGAACCAAGACCTATCAGGAGTTTCTTCCTATGTTTGCAGAAGTTCCGTACAGGTTTGTTGCCACTGCCACACCGTCACCCAACAGATACAAGGAGCTGATACACTATGCCGGCTACCTTGGAGTGATGGATACCGGGCAGGCACTTACAAGGTTCTTCCAGCGTGACAGCACGAAGGCGAACAATCTTACCCTCTATCCCCACAAGGAGAAGGAATTCTGGTTATGGGTAAGTACATGGGCGTTGTTCCTCACCAAACCGTCTGATTTAGGTTATCCCGATACAGGATATGAGTTACCAGAGTTACGGGTACATGAAGAAGTCGTGAGTGTGGATAATTCCACTGCCGGAGCCGACCGTGACGGGCAGGTGAAAATGTTCCGTGAGGCTGCTCTCGGTCTGGCTGATGCTGCAAAGGAACGCCGGGACAACATGCAGGAAAAGATTGCCCGTGTGGTGGAGATAATCAATCGCCCGGAAAACAAGGATGACCATTTCCTTTTATGGCATGACTTGGAGGCTGAACGTGAGGCACTCTGCAAGGCAATTCCCGGATGTAAGGCTGTGTATGGCTCGCAAGATGATGATGAAGCCGACAGGGTGATAGCGGATTTCAAAGACGGCCGTCTGAAATATCTGGCCGCCAAACCTGAAATGCTTGGTGAGGGTTTGAACTTCCAGTACCACTGCCACAAGGCAATCATGTTTATTGACTACCGTTTCAACGACAAGTTCCAAGCGATAGCCCGTATCTACCGTTTCATGCAGCAGCATCCCGTAGAGCTTTACTTGGTGTATGCCGAAAGCGAAGGTGAAATATTCAAATCATTCATGCAGAAGTGGGCGCAACACCGCCAGATGGTAGCCAAGATGACCGATATAGTCCGCAAGAACGGTTTGTTCGGTTTGCAGGCAGAGGAAAAGATGATGCGGTGGATGTTTGCCAGCAGGGAAGAAAAGTCCGGCAAACTGTGGAAAGCTATCAATAATGACAATGTACTTGAATGTCAGAAGATGGAAGATAATTCGGTAGACCTGATTGTAACCAGTATCCCGTTCTCCAACCACTACGAATATACGCCTACCTACAACGACTTCGGGCATAATGAAGACAACGGCAAGTTCTTTGAGCAGATGGACTATCTCACCCCGGAGCTTATGCGTATTTTAAAGCCCGGCCGGTTGGCCTGCATCCATGTAAAGGACCGTGTACTGTTCGGCAACGCTACGGGTGACGGTATGCCCACCATCGACCCGTTCAGCGAAATGACAGTGTTCCATTATCTGAAGCACGGGTTCCGCTACATGGGGCGTATTACAGTGGATACGGATGTGGTGAGGGAGAACAACCAGACTTATCGGCTTGGATATACAGAGATGTGCAAGGACGGTTCAAAGATGGGTATCGGTTGCCCGGAATATGTTCTTCTCTTCCGAAAGTTGCCTTCTGATACCTCACGAGCCTATGCTGATTTGCCGGTGACAAAGAATAAGAGTGAATACTCGCTTGCCCGTTGGCAGATAGATGCCCATGCAAGTTGGAAATCTTCTGGTAACTCTCTATTGAGCTATGAGGACATGAAAGGAGCCGGAATAGATAAGATACGCCATCTGTTCAGGAACTACGAACGTGAACATATATATAACTACGAGGAACATGTATCATTCGCTGAAGAATTGGAAATATACGGAAAGCTGCCTAAAACATTTATGGCCGTTGACCCTGTAAGCAAGAAAGATTGGATATGGGATGATGTCACCCGTATGCGCACGCTCAATACCAAGCAGTCACAGAAGAAACGGCAGAACCACATCTGCCCTTTACAGCTCGATATCGTTGAAAGACTGATTGAACGGTATTCAAACAAGGGTGAGTTGGTGTTTGACCCCTTCGGAGGTATCGGCACAGTACCTTATTGTGCCATCAGACTGAAACGTAAGGGATTATCTACTGAACTAAATTATGACTATTGGAAAGACAGTCTTTCATATCTGTATGAGGCGGAGATGGAAGTTAGCGCACCCACATTGTTTGATTTGATGGACAGTGCCGTATGAACATCTATCATACAGAACCTAGATTCGACTGCGAGAAATTCGCTCCATGCGGGCGCATCTCCCTGCACAAATGCCGGAAGTACAAAGGCAGACTGGATGAATGCAGGGGATGTACGCTTGTACACCGTAAAGCCAAGACGGTTGCCGGTACGGAAGCCGGAAGAAAGGTTTGTCCGCATTGCGGACGTTCCCTTCCGCTCCACCGGTTTTATAACAGGACTGTCAGATGTGGGGATAAGGAATACCGATGTCTCACCTCCTGGTGCAAGATGTGTATGAGTGAAGTCGCAGCGGAAAGAAATCGTAATAATTAATTTAAAAATCCAATGAAAAACGTAACGAAAATAGCCAAGAAGTCCGCAGGGCTTAGCCAAAAATGCTCGATTTGCCCACTTATGCAAAGATGCACTTTAGAAATCCATAGAGCCTGTTTTGACAGCTTTGTAGAGGGTTTCAAGAAAGGGGCCAGAGCTGCTGAAAAAGAAATAAACAAGAAATTCAAATCGGAACAGATATGAAACAGACAACCACGTCCGAATTTAAATATTGGCTCCGGATACATGGCATCCAATTAAAATGGTTGGGTACTGGTACCAAAAACAATCCAATCAAGATTAAATCAAAAAAAAGAAATAAATAACCATGAATAGTGACAGACAGAAGATATTAACTGATTATATTTCTTACATATACACGACAGGAAGGACTTATGATACTGTCGGGAAATATATCAAGCATGTCACGGATTTTTTAGAAATGGCCAAAGAAGTGAACCGCCGTGGCTATTTGAATTATAAACGTGAAAATGCTGATGTCATGGTGCGTCATTCGCTAATGTGTTCAGCTATATGCGATCTATTATCCTATCTCAACATCGGATATGGAAAAAGGGAAAAGGCGGTGAAACCTTTGGAAAAACTTGATGTCATTTCGGATAAGAACAAGAAACAACTTAATGATTTCATTGTGTGGCTGACCGACAACAATGATTACTCTTCTCATACAGTTGATATATATTACACATCAATGAAGAAGTATTTCGAGTATGCCAATGAGGTAAACATGGATAATTGCAGGAGGTTTATAAAAAGTCTCGAAGAAGAAAAATTATCTCCCGCTACCATCCGGTTACGTATTACAGCCATTGAAAAGTTCTCTAAATGGATGAAAAAGCCGATAGAATTAAAGAGACCTAAAATGAAACGTAAGCTGGATATTTCTAATGTTCCTACCGAGAATGAATATAATCGGTTACTGGAGTATCTGAAAACAAAACTCAACAAGGATTACTATTTCTTCATCAAGGTATTGGGTACTACAGGAGCCCGGCTCTCGGAGTTTCAGCAATTCACATGGGAGGATATAGCAATTGGCGAGGTTGTTTTGAAAGGGAAAGGAAACAAGTATCGGCGTTTCTTTTTCCAGAAGCAATTACAACAGGAGGTGAAGGACTATATAAAGGAGACAGGCAAGTCCGGTACTCTTGCTGTCGGGAGATACGGACCGTTGACTCAGAGAGGTTTTTCACAACACCTGAAAGCATGGGGTAAACATTGTGGTATCGATTCAAAAAAAATGCACGCGCATGCCTTCCGACATTTTTTCGCTAAAATGTTCCTGAAAAAAAACAAAGATGTTATTCAACTGGCCGATCTTCTCGGTCATGGAAGTGTAGACACAACAAGAATTTATTTACAGAAAAGTTATGACGAACAAAAAAAAGATTTTAATCGAAACGTTACATGGTAGTGTTGCGCAGCTCAATGAACTGTCATCCATGACCGAAGGGATAGACATCTATGACGATACCGGGCATGTTGACACCGATTTCTTGATCGAAGCGATATCTTGCGTCAGTGCCTTCATGGACGCAAGCAACATAGTTGTAGAAAAAATATCTTCACTGTTAGCGCCGGATGTTCCGATAGCTGAAAAGAAAAAGCAGGCTGACGAAGGCAAAAAATGGAGTGTGGAAGAGATATTGAAACATTGTACTCTTGAGGACGGTGTTCTGAAACTTCCTCAAGTTCAATTTAACAAAAAGTCTTATGCTGAAGCAAAGAAGTGGATAGAAGAAGCCGGCGGCTCATGGCAAGGTGGAAAGGTACAAGGTTTCACATTCCCGTTTAATCCGAAACGTGTGTTTTCCGTTTTGAAAGAGGGTAAACGGTGCAACCTACAGCAGGATTACCAGTTTTTTGAAACTCCGTCCGATGTTGCCGACTGGCTGGTTATGCTTGCCGGAGGAATACATGAAAATGATACGGTATTGGAGCCGAGTGCCGGCCGCGGTGCTCTCATTAAAGCCATTCATAGGGCTTGTCCTTCCGTAACAGTGGAATGCTATGAACTGATGCCGGAAAACAGAGAGTTTTTGCATTCGTTGGAAAATGTGATACTCCTTGATGAAGACTTTACGAAAGACAGTGTAGGGCATTACACTAAGATTATTGCAAATCCTCCGTTTTCCGGTAATCAGGATATAGAGCATGTCAGGCTTATGTATGATCGATTGGAAGAAGGCGGCACGCTTGCGGCAATAACTAGCCAACACTGGAAATTCGCTTCGGAAAAGAAATGTATTGATTTCCGAAACTGGCTGAAAGAAGTACATGGAGAAGTGTTTGAAATCAGCGCAGGCGAGTTTAAAGAGAGTGGCACTTCTATTAGTACAATGGCGGTAGTTATAAAAAAATAATTCAAAATGGAACAGATATGAGTAAAAAAAGAACAATGCAAATAGATGTAATTGAGGAAGTAAAAGGAACTCAATTCATGCAATGCAAACTGTATATAGATGGCAATGCGAGTGTTATTCTTATGAATAAAATCGATTATGAAAGGCTGTTAAGCGATAGTTTTTTTGTGCGTGATGGTAAAAATCGGGATTCAGCCGGAGTGTTGAATACTACTAACACTTTCATCGAAAAAGATTAATATTTAAAACAGATTAGAAAGGAGAACTTATGAAAAAAGGACAAAAGGTGAGACTGAACGATAACACCATTGCTACCATAGCCGACAGCACATTTTTTGTGATGAATGGTAAAAAGCACATCCGTTATGAAGTGCGCAGGCCCGGAGAACGGGAGAGCAGATGGGTGCCGGCTGAAGAACTTCTTCCGGTCAAAGAAACGGTTACGGTTACTGTAGAAGACGGCATACAGACATTGGTTGCCTCGCTGCATATAGATTGGGCTGGTGAAGAGATAAAGATCACAATAACCGGTAGCCCTGAAAATCTGAAAGAGCACAAAGGTGTACACATGCGTGTGATGAGCTGTTTTATTGAATCGCTAAAAACAAAGTTCTGATGATGAATCAATACAGACTATATACTATCCGGGAATGGGAGCTGGCACAACCCGAGGGGGTGTCCTTCTCCCGGTTCTTTCTTACCGACCATTCCGGCGAGGTCCGTAAGGTGACAGGTGCCATTCGTGTGCTCAAGCGAAAACTGGTGAATGGAGTGATGTGCCGGATTCCGACTGACAGGCGCGTGTTCTGGGACGGATACGGACGCTGCTATGCAGGCACGCATAACATTCGCAAGAGAGACTATGACATTCCCCTAAAGGCAGGGGGAGAGGCTGGTCTTTCCGAAAAAAATGCAACTCTGTAATTTTGTACCGCTAATATAAGACTCTATGATAAAAGCTTCAGATATATATGCCGCTTCTCATGATGGTCTGGATATCATTCTGTATTATTATCCACAGGCCGAGGGATGTGTTGATAACCGTAAGAAATTTAAGATTCGTCCGGACGAAGACGATGCGTCCGCATGCATACGCAAATACGGTGATTGTTACAAGGTGACCGATTTTGGTGACCAGGGAACGGCTACCAGCCCGATTGATATTTGCATGAGGGAGGAGCACGTCAGTTTTGGCGAGGCCGTTGTCTTGTTGGCTGCGCGCTATAATGTTTCCGACGAACTGAAGCATTCCGTCAACAAGCCTGATATCCGCAAGAGACCGGCTTCGGCTGATGAAGCTGAAGGTTCCCGGTTCTTCGAACTTGAAGAAGCGTTTACTCCTGAGCAGCTTGCCATACTGGGCCCTCGTGTGAAACAGGAGCATTGCGATGCGTTGCATTGGCATGTGGCCAAGTCAATCAGCTACGTCAAGAACCGCGAGGTGACCACCAAATACACCACACCGACTTACCCGATTCTGATGCGTCAGTGTGTCATTCCCGGAGCGGACGGCAAGCCGGAGAGCGAAAAATCTTTCTACAAGATTTATGAGCCGTTGAATCCGGACAAGCAGTGGCGTTTTAGCTATACGCCTGATGGCGTCAAACCCCGGTATTATACCAATGGGCTGTACGAGCTGAAGGCTGCTTGGGCGAAATGGAACGCCTCACAAGAGACGCAGTTTTTTGATGATCCGGCCAATGAGGGCAAGCCTTACATATCGCAGAAGCTCGAAGAGGCGTTCATCTGCTCAGGTGAGCGTGATGCGCTGTGTGTCCGGGCGTTGGGGTATTATCCCTTGTGGTTCAATAGTGAGACACAAAAGATCACGTCTGATGAAATTAAAGAGATCATGAAATACGTGAAGCGTCTCTATAATATCCCCGACATTGATAGTACAGGCATCCGTAAGGGCACGGAACTGGCTTTGGAATTTTTACACATTTATACCGTGTGGCTGCCCGAATCCTTGGGACGGTACCGTGACCGCCGGGGCAAGCCGCGCAAGGACTTCCGTGATTATGTAGAACTGCACCCGTCCAATGAGGATTTCCGCAACTTGCTGGCACTGGCTATGCCTGCCCAGTACTGGGAGGAGAAAATCGGGCAGCGCAACGGCAACAAGACCTATACGATCAACTCGTCATACCTACATTATTTTCTCAGACTGAACGGCTATTACATTCTGAAGGATGATAATAGCGATACGCCCCGCTATGTGCATGTGGACAGATTCAAGGTCAGCGAGATCAAGGCTGGCGATATTGTGTCGTTCCTGAAGAGTGACGCTATGCGTCGGTTCCTGCCTGTCGATATACGCAATCTGATTCTGGATTCTCCTCGTGTTGGAGGCAGCGGCTTGTCTATGCTCGATGAGATTGACCTGAATTTCACCGCACACACGTTCAACAGCCAGACCATGTTCTTCGACAATGTGAACTGGAAGATTACAGGTTCCGGCATCGAAGAGGTCAAAGAGGCAGGTGGTGTGTACGTTTGGACGAACAACATCATCCCCCACAAGGTGAAAGTGCTGCCGGAGCCTTTCACGATCAAACGGGCAGCTGATGGGAGTTGGGATGTAACCGTCAACCCACATGACAGTCACTACATGGATTATCTTATCAACTCCAGCCGTGTTCATTGGCGCAAGGAGTTAGAAGAACTGTGGGCGGACAAAGACCAGGACCAGGCGGCCGCCTATCGGGCGGAGCATAAATTCGACTTGGCCGGTCCATTACTCAGTGCCGAAGAGATTCATGAACAAAAGCAGAATTTCGTGAATAAGATCTTCGCGGTTGGCTATAACCTGCACCGCTACAAGTCGCCCTCACGGGCATGGGCGGTGTATGCCATGGACAACAAGATTGGCGAAGAGGGGCAGTGCAATGGGCGTTCGGGCAAGTCCTTTTTCCTGACTTCCCTGAAACAGTTTCTTCGTACTGTAGTCTTGTCCGGACGAAATCCGAAACTGATGGATAATAACCACGTGTTTGAGCAAGTCAACCAGCACACCGACTTCATCATCGTTGATGACTGTCACCGTTACTTGGATACCGGTTTGTTTTACGACAGTATCACAGGAGGTATGACAGTCAACCCGAAAAACAACCATTCTTTCTATATCGAGTTTGAGAGCAGCCCGAAGTTCGCTTTCAGCACGAATTACGTGCCGGGCAACTTCGACTCCAGTTCCGATGCCCGGTTGATATATACGGTATTTTCTGATTATTACCATCAAAAAACCGATGAAAACGATTACTTAGAGACTCGTTCAATCTATGATGATTTCGGCAAAAATCTCTTTTCTCAAACGGATTATACAGAATCTGAGTGGAATGCCGACTTGAATTTCTTTGCCCGCTGCCTTCAGTTCTATCTGAGCACCGTCCATTCCGGTATTAAGATACAACCGCCCATGGGTAACATCATGAAGCGCAAGCACAAGGCGGATATGGGCGACAATTTCGAGGCGTGGGCGAATACTTACTTTGCAAAGGACAGTGGTAACTTAGACAGGTTGATTGTCCGCAAAAAGGCATACGATGATTTCAAGGATTTCGCAAAGGTGACAAATACATTTTGGTCTATGCAGAGGTTTACCAAGGCGCTCAAGGGTTTTGCAGCCTTATGTCCTTACGTTCAAACCTTGAATCCGGAGAGTATGCGCAACGGTTCCGACCGTATCACGCGCAAGGTTGACGGCAAGAGTGAAGATATGATATACCTTCAGTCGGTTGGAAGCACCATTGACGAGCTTAACTTTAATGCAAACATAGAAGATGATGACTCCGGAAATCCGTTCTGACCTCATTAAGCACTCAGACGAATATGTTCACGCGTTGATGACCGACAAAGAGGCATCAAAATACATGCTGAAGCTATATAACTTCTTGGCCGAGATGCAGCCTGGGCAGCGCATGAACCTGAGGGCTGATGGAGAGAAGCTGCGCTGGATGCTCGTCACCGTTGGCGAATTCATGCGCAGCGAAGGGCATTGGCGATGTTACGATCTCAATGCTGACTATACCAAAATTCGTCGGACGGAGCTTTTCCCCCGCCCCCGCAAAAAAAGACTTGGATAATTGCAACCTTGTATTACTGTGCCTATGGGCGTGTATGTTCGGTTATGGAACATACACGCCCTTTTTCTATTCTTCCTGCATCATGTAAAGATACATAACCGACCGTTCCTTTGCATTTTTCAACCGATGACGGCGGTTGATTGCTGTTTCTCCGTCCTCTTTTCCTTTTTTGTACTAAAACTTTGCAACTTTGTACCCAAAATAGGAAAGGAAATATAAATAATTAAGAAATAGGAGGTTATGTCGGTTTCAAGTCGGCTACAAAAACGGTTGCGGATCGGTTTCAAACTACAAAAACTTTGCAACCGCTTAAATTAGGTTGGCGCAAAGATGCAAGATTACAAAGTTATGTACCCGGTTGCAAAATGCTTTTTTGTTTTTGTGTCTTCGTAATATGATGGTTTACAGTGTGTTGTTATTGAAAAATGCAGGGTTGCAAAAACGCATAAATTTCTGGGCAAATCAAACTATACCGAAGATACAACAAAAACGTACCGATATATATTCATGGGCAAATGCACGCGTGTTGTTAAAATACAAGAAATCCTGCCCCAGGGTACTTTTCCAAGCGCATTTTTCAGATTATTCTTTTTTATGTACAGCTGAAAATGTGTATCTTTGTAGATAAACTTTTGATTATGAAAGATTTCGTGTTTTATATTAAACTGGAGCATTACCTGGCTCAGTGGTTGACACATTCGCTGGGCAATCCGGTGCGTTTTCCGGCACAGAGCAATGAGAACTCGGTTATACGGCGCTTTCTGCAGAAGCTGCCACCGGACAAGTTACCCGAAATGCCGTCCGATGATACGGTCGCGATTGTGATCCCTGATTCCAAGGCGAAAGATCCGGCGGTGTACAATTACCTGGGTCCGTTGGCCAAAGAGGCGGTGGTTGAATCCATCGAAGACCTGTTCCGGCGCAATCTTTGGTCTGAACTGGGGGATATGACCAGCAGTTCTGTGGGGCTGAACAAGACAATTGCGGCTTGGTGCGAGATGCATGGCATTGACATTGACTACATAGAGACAGTCCGGCAGAAATACTATCGGATGCGCAATGCCTATAACCGAAAAGGCATGTTTTTAGGTTCTTTAACAAGAAAAAGAGAGGATAAGACCCCTGTTTTTGTACAACACCGAACAACTGCGAACAACACCGAACAATTATGAGCGAAATTCACTACATCAGCCGCGTGGAGTACTGTGAAGTCCGAGAACTGACCGCCATGACAGTTGTAAAAAAACAATTTGCCTTGGTTCCACCGGCCGCAAACTTTACGCGGTTACCCATGGTCGGACTGGCTTCGGTCGAAGTCAGCGACAAAATCGAGAACAAACAGCGTGTTTTCGTATCTAAGCTGGCGGTTTTCCTGCCTGAACGGTTCGAGGTGGGCAACAAGAAGCTGTGCTTCCGGCTTCGGACTGTGTCCGGAGAATATTTTATGCTGGGTTCAGGTGACCGCCCGTATTCCCTCATTACCTCCACAGATACTATACCCGATACCCTCTCTTCCAGGTGTGGAAGTGCCATGGTGGCCACCTATACAGGCATTCTGCCCTTGCTTCGTATCATAGATTAGGTATTTTTATATATATAAGGTATAGTGTAATATTGCAATCAAAAATGTGATATGACCTATAACCTGAACATAGATGACTACATTGGCCGTTGGGGCTACTCCAAGCAGTATGTCCGCAATCAGCTGGCAGGCTTGAAAGGCAAGCCTGTCAATGTCCGCATCTCCTCTTTGGGAGGTGCGGTTGATGACGGGTTGGATATCCGTCAGCAGTTTGTTGATCATGGAGACGTGACCGCCTACCTGTATGGGCTGGTGGCAAGTTCGGCTACTATTGCCGCACTGGGTGCGAAAAAGGTGTGCATTTCCAGATATTGTCTGTTCCTGGTGCACAAGGTGAGCAACTGGGTGGATGCCTGGGGGCAGTATAACGCTGACCAGATCCAACAGCTCATCGATGAGCTGAAGGAGAACAAGCTGCAGAACGACAAGTTCGATCTGGTACTGGCGAACATGTATGCGGCCAAGTGCAACAAAAAGGTAGATGATATTCTTGATGTTCTGAAGGCGGGCAGGTGGCTGACCGCACAAGAGGCGTTGGAGTATGGCTTTGTGGACGAGATCATCGAGGGCGATGAGGATAAGCTCAATCTTGCCGCTTATGAAGGCAAGGTCAATATGCTGGGGTTGTCCCCTTTGCCGGTTGCGTCCGGGAGTGAGCGGGATACGGCTGATAGTCATAAATTACTAAACAAAATATTAACTAAACTGGACGGATTGTTTTCATCCAAAGAAAAACAGTCCGCCCCTTCTATTGTTTCCGAAATGAAAAAAGATTACACCAAAATCAACACCCTTCTGAATGTGGAGGGGGTGGAGGACTCGGATGGCAAGGTAATACTCACCGAGGAACAGGTTAGGGCTGTCAATGACCGGCTGGATGCGCTGGAAACGGAGGTCGGCGAACAGAAGGATCTGGTCAGACAGCGTGACGAGCAGATCAAGAACCTGCAAAAATCCGATGGTGACACTACCACCACGAGTGTGAAAGAAGACGAAAAAAATGATGCGGTGTCCGCTGCATCCATGTATGACGAAGTTAAAGACTATATTTGATATGGCACAAGTTAGCGTGAATATTACCAGCGAGGATCTTCAGAAGAGTGCTCGCAAGTACCGTAAGGAGTTGTTGCAGATGCCTGTATTGGGGCTGTCACGTTCTTTGCAGCACATGACCTTACGTCCGGGAATCCGTTATGCCGAGACTGTGGGTGAACTGTCGGGTGACATGCAGTTCGGACCGTACTCCGAAACCCGTGAGGATAACAGTGAGGTGGTGATCAATCCGCGCACCCTGTATACCTACTTCGGTTCTGTCGTGCGTAATTTCTCACCGAACAAGATTTATCAGTCCATGTGGGGTTCCGACATTACCAAGGGCGAGGCGTTGAAGAATACCGAGATCACCCGTAAGGTGCTGGCGTATCTGACCGCCCAGTTGGGCAAGAACCTGAATATGGTACTGTGGAATGCGGTCCGTAATGATTCGGGTGAGACTTCCAAGGATCTGTTCAATGGCTTTGACACCATTACTAAAAAAGAGCTGGATGGCAAAAAACTTTCTGAAGAGTTGGGCAACTACAAGGTCATTGAGGCGATTACCAAAGAAAATGCCGTCGATACGCTCAAAGCGGTCTGCATGGCGGCTGACGATATGCTGACCGAGGAGTCTTCGGTCAAGCTGTTTGTTCCGAAACATGTGCTTTTCGACTATTGTGAGGACTACAAGAGCACTACAGGAGCGATCCCGTACAACCGTGAATACAAGCAGTACTATGTCGAGGGGTTTGACAATGTGAACATTGTGCCGTTGGCGAATAAGAAGAACAGTCCGTTCATCCACATGACGGTCAAGCGTAACATGCTGGTGGGTGTTAATCAGACCGGTGAGGAAGAGAACGTGGAGGTGGCACGCTTCAAGGCATTTGTGCTCCAGTTCATCGCGACGATGTTTTTCGGTGTGGAGTTCGAGAGTTTGTCCAAGGAGCGTCTGCTGGTGGCATCCATTGATGGTACAACCCCGATCTAAAATAAGGAGGTGATATGGCAAAAGATTGTACGACAGCGGATATTTACCAGTCACTGAACTGGTGTGACGGTCAGACGGTGCTTCCGGGCATCCGTCCGAAGGTTTTCTTTCAGAAGAAATCCAATATTGCAGCTTGGCCCAAACTGCCCAAACTCGAAGAGGCGAAAAGCATGGGAGAGTTGGCGACTTACAAGGGTAATTTCACGATGGCGGCGGAAAAGAAGTGGCTTACGATCAATTCCTTGTCCGCCAAATCCAATGTGACAACCGAGGTGCAGGGAGAACGTCCGAGCACCACGTCTTTGAACAAATGCACGATCAAGCATCCGGGTACTGAAGAAGATGCGGCGGGTTTTTGCCGTCAGGCGATGGCCGATGATCTGGTCTTTCTTGTACAGCAGCGCAACGGCAAGTTCCGTGTGATGGGGTGTGAGGAGTTCGAGACAGTGACCAAGCCCGCCCAGGCATTGGGCGAGGGAGTAACCGGAGAGGCCGGTACCACGCTTGAGATAGAAGCGACCGATGTGTGCCCGGCTCCTTTCTATCCGGGTAAAATTGAGACGGAGGATGGGGATATCTCCGGTGCGGACGGTTCCGCATGGAGCGATTCTTCTTTGGATGAGCCTTGATTCTTTAAGTTTATAAATCGGAGTGGTGGTGTGGCTGGTCTATGCCGCCACTTTTTTAATATTTTAATATATGGATGAGAAATTGACTCATAAAATACAGGACTATCTGGATACACCGCCTTCTGAGCGTGATGTGGTGGCGGGTGCCACTCTGTTGTTGTCCTTGAACCGTAATAAGATTTTGTTTCAGAATGTAATCCGCAAGCCGGAAAAGTTTGCCGATAAGGTGGAGTACGAATTGCGCAAGCACTTGAAAATCCGTTTGGATGGAAAAACCGTATCTGATATCGCACTGATGAATATCACGGTCATACCTTCCGCACAACGGATCATAGACGGAGGTGTTCCGGTACTGGATGTGGATGATGAGTTCCCGGAGGCGAATGTCGCCAAAGGCAGGCGTATGGATCATGACCGCCTTCCCCCTGAGATTCAACGTCTGTGGACGGATAACGGGGCGTTATGGTTTAAGATCAAAGAGTTGTTCGAGCAGCTGAAGGGCATGGAGTCGGCGCCGGCTTGTGACCGTTACGAATACCTGAAGCTGCTTGATGAAGCGGACAAGAAGTATCGTGCCAACCTGCAGGCATACGATGATTATAAGCCTGGTGATCCGGTGACGAAGACGGAAGATGCTTCCGGTCTGGACCCGGCTGAAATCGCTAAAAAAGTGGGTGCGGCACGCAAGTATCTGTCTGATAACAAGAAGAAGCTGGCGGAGTTGAAGGATACAGATGCCGGCAAGTTTACTGCCTTGTTGCAGAAGGTGCAGCAGCGGTATGACTTCCTGATTGCTACCGGTAATGTGGTGGATGAGACACAGGCAGCGGAACTGGCGGCGGTGGGAGTGATCATCTCAACCGATGAAAAAGGTTAGGCAACTGTTGCGGTCACTGTCCGAAGCACCCTTGCAAGCGTATTTGGATAACCGTGTGCAGCTATTCGACATCATCGAGATGATTCTGAGCGAGACTGGTCCGGCGGAGATTTACATCTCTACCTTTTCCACTTCCGAAGAGTTTCTCCGCCGGATCTATCGCTTGAAGCGGCGCGGTCAGCTTACCCGGGCTACCATGTTGGCGGACTTGAAGGCATCCCGTAAGACGGTCAATCTTTATACTTTCATTGCCAATGTGTTCGATGAAGTGTACCTGTCTGAAAATCATTCAAAAGTGATTCTCATTCAAAATGCAAGGTGGCAGGTGTCGATATGCACCTCACAGAATCAGACAAGGGGCAATCGTGTCGAGAGCGGAATCATCACAACCGATCCCGCTGTTTTTATACAACTGAGAGAGCGTTACGCTCATATTATTAATACTAACGCTATACAACTGGATGGTCTATTCAACGGAACAACTTGATCGGATCAGCGAGCTGGCGGCTCTGCTGACCCCTATATCCGATATGGCAGTGCTGCTTGATGTGGATGCGGACACGCTGCGTCTGGATATCCTTGACCGTAATTCGCCTGTTTCCAGGGCGTATTATCACGCCAAGGCATCCACTGCACTGAAACTGCGTAGACAGGAGATCGAACTGGCGAATGTGGGCAGTCCGTTGGCGGTGTCGTTGACAAACGGTTATCTGTTGAATATGGACGCTGATGAAGATCTGTAATAACTATGCCTGTACCTGCTACGATAGAAGTCTGTGAGAAATATCTGTTCGCCGATGTCAACGAGATGGCGGCTGACGGCATTCCCGAACTGATTCAACAGCGGTTGATCCGGCTCCGGGATATGTATAATTACTGGTTACAGTTCCCGCGCAAAAAAGATTTGGAGATTGTGCAGGAACTGGAGTATCGCTACAAGATCAGCAAATCTTCCGCATACGATGATGTACGCATTATCAAACGTCTGTTGGGTGATCTGGCCAAGACAACCAAGGATTACCATCGCTACAAGTTCTGCCAGATGATTGATGAGACTTTCGAATTGGCCCGGCGTATCAAGGATGCGCGCGCCATGGGGGCTGCCGCCAATTATTATGGCAAATACACCCAGTTGGATAAAGAAGACATCTTGGACAAAGGTTATGATAAGATTATAGTGCAGCCTTTCGAGCCGACGGATGATCCGACCGTGCTTGGCATCAAGCCTATTCCTAATGTCCGGGATAGAATTAAATCAAAGATTCAACAATATTGGTCTGACGATATTGAGGATGTGGACTTTGAAGAGGTTGAGTTCAATGAAGATGATATCTTTAATCCTAAACCGAAAGAATAATGAAACAATACTTTAATGACCCTCAGCAGGAAGTGATGTACACGGCGGCCAAAGATTCGGTGATTGTGGGTGGTCGTGGTATCGGGAAAGGATTGATTCATGCGGCATGGAATTTGCGCAACATGCAGCGTATGCCCGGTTCCATTACAGGATTTGTCGGTGCCAACTGCAAGCGTGTCTTGACTAATACGTTGCCCTCCATGCTGATACATTGGGAGAACTGGGGATTTAAGCGTGACCTGCATTGGTGTGTCGGTCGCAAGCCGCCGAAGTCATGGGGGTGGGGTGAGCCTATTTTTGAACCCGATAACTGGGAGAATATTCTATCCTTGTATAACGGATCAATCGGCTATATCATTTCTCAGGACCGGAGCGGTACATCCAACTCGCATTCTTATGACGCACTGGATATTGACGAAGCCAAGTTTATTGACTTCGAACAGCTGAAGGATGAGACACTTCCGGCCAATCGTGGTAACAAGCAGCACTTCGGGCATCACTTTTTTCACCATGGCATGTTGATCTCCTCTGATATGCCGGTCACTAAAAAAGGGTCTTGGTTCCTGGATTATGAGAAGAAGTGTGATCCCGAACTGATTGAGGTGATACAGGGCGCTGTTTTTGAAATATGGAAGACCAAAGATAAAATCAAGAAGCTGGTTGCGGCAGGTAAGGAGATACCTGCTTATCTGCGTTCTTATCTCCGTACTCTTTCACGTGATCTGTGCCGGATGCGTTCCGTGGCGGTCATGTACAAGGAATATTCAAGTATCTGGAACATGCAGGTGTTGGGTGAGAAGTGGGTTAATGACATGAAACGTGACCTGCCTCCGTTGACCTTCATGACGGCTATCCTGTGCAAGCGCATAGGCATCACCCGTGACGGATTCTATTCTTCGTTGCGTTCCGGTCACAAGTACAGTGCTACCAACTTTTCCTACCTTGACAGTTTGGAGTACAAGTTTGACAAGCTCAAGGTTCCCACTTCGTTGGCTGATGCCGATGTGGAGACTCAAATGCCCATCTGCATAGCTTTCGATTACAATGCGAATATCAACTGGCTGGTGGCAGGACAGCCGCAGGGGCGCAAGCTGAGAGTGCTCAAGTCCTTCTTTGTAAAGTACGAGCGTAAGTTGCCTGAACTGGTGGATGATTTTTGTACTTATTACCGGCATCACAAGCGTAAGAAGGTGGTGTTCTACTATGACAGTACGGCATTGGGTTCCAATTATGCAGTCAATGATCAGGATTTCAGGTGGGTTATTGCGCATGAGTTCCGCAAGCGTGGCTGGCAGGTGGATGAAGTGTATATAGGCAAGCCTATGAGTCACATTGAGAAATATCTGCTGGTCAACCGTATGTTGTCCGGACAGGCGAATCTTATACCTTTCTTTAACGAGCAGAATAATGAAGATCTGCTGATATCCATCCAGACGGCAGGTGTGTACAATGGGGGCAAGGACAAACGGGGTGAGAAGCTGGCGGAAACGGAGGAGGACCGGCTTGAAGGGCGTACCGATGGCTCCGATGCGTTTGATACCTTGTGTATCGGTTGTGAGAAATTTCCACATACTCATATCAACCTGTTTGTTACTTCCGCGTTGTAGAGATTACCGAAGTGTATATCTCATTACCGTGCATCATATGATGTGCGGTTTTTTTGTCCTAGTTTGCGGCATACCGTCCGCTTGGTAATAATAAGTTACATATTCCGCTGCTTTTTGGGGGTGGGTAATGATTTTTTCGATAGCGCGGTGGGGGGTACGCTTCGCTAGTTCCGCACAAAGTGCGGGTGAAAAAGGCTGTAAATGCTTGGTAAATAGGCAATCATTTTTTTGAGCGCTGGAAAACTGAAAAAAATATGGTCGTAAATGCTTGAAAAAAATAGGTAATCCGTTGATTATTAACTATTTTTAATCTTTAAGCGGAAAATGGATTATTTTAAAGGTGTGGGTTAGACGTTTGTATGTTTTTTGATTTTCAACTCATAAAAAAAATGATTGGGCTTTATGGCTTTTTATTGTGCTTTTATAAACTATATTTATATATAATATATTGATTTATAGTTTGTTGTGCGATGTTTTGCTGTTGCGTATTAACTATAAAATCACTATCTTTGTATTGTAAGGATAAGGCATAAAGGTTGCACTCTTTATGCTGTTTAACTCCTAATAATAACAAATGTTTAACTCATTAAAATTTTAATTATGAATGCAAATCAAAATGCACAGAGTGTGGAAACTGCAAAAGCAGTAGTGATGGGAAACACAAAAGAAGTGGCTAACAAACAAGAAACGGCAGTTGAGAATGCTTCACTTATTCTTTTGCCTACGCTCCCCGAACAACCTAAGGAGAAAAAAACTAAAACGGAGGCTAAAGTCAAGACGGAAAAAACAGAATCACAGCAAGCTGCTCCTAAGAGTAAAAAAATGAGTATTGATGAACTGACTGATAAAGCCGAAAGGGTGTATATGTTGCAGAACAAATATTCTGAGATTCGTAGCAAACGCAAGCAGTTACAGGCTTTTGTCTTGAAGCATGAAGAGGAAACAGCGCAACTGACATTGGTTGATGCTAGGGGCATGAGCATTGTTACTCATAATCCGACAGCAATTAAAAATCTTCTGGCGGATTGGGGGAAAGACCTTAATAGTAAATTAAAAGAGGTTGAGAATAATTTGCGGACAGAATTGGAACACCTTTTATAAAAAAAATCCTCCTGCATTGTTGCACCAATGCAGGAGGGTGATGTAAAACAAAAGTTTCACTCATTAAAATCTTATGCAAAAATGGGAAATTATTTTGAAAATGCCAAAACAATACAGGAAAAACGTAGTATTTTGAAACAACTCTCTGAACCGATTAAAGTATTGGTGAAGATGGGGCAGATAGAATGTATAAACGAGGGGTTAAAGACTGTTTATGCCCAGTCGGGTCATTGTGAGTTGAAAACATTGAAGCAATGGAATCGTGAGGGTAAGAAAATTCGTAAAGGTGAGCACGCCCTTTGTCTATGGGGACAGCCCAAGCAACGGACGCCGAAAGTTGATGAAGCGGATACGGAAGAGAATGACCCTTTGAACTTTTTCCCGATTTGTTTTGTGTTCTCTAATTTGCAGGTCTATGAAAAACAATGATTTGAAGCCTTATGGAACGTATTTGAATATGTTGGCGCACAAATACGATAAAGGACAGGTGTTTGAGGACTTTTTACAGATTATAGTCTGTTGTTTGCAGATGGGGAGAGCAGAAGAACTTTATTTTAAGACGATTAAGAAATATAGTCGGGATGAATTACAATATTTTTCTTTGGCTTTTGCTTCGTTGGTGGATGAAATGACACGTAAAGAATTACAGGACCCCTTTTATGGCTGGTTTGAACAAAATCTTTTAAATGCAGGTAGCGGGCAATTTTTTACTCCTCGACCTGTTGCGGATTTGCTGGCACAATTGGAATATATTCCTACTGTTGATAAAGCTGATAAGACGGATAATGATAAACGCATATACGACCCTTGTTGTGGTAGTGGTGGGCTTATTTTGGCTTGTGCGAGAAAAGACCGTAATCGTTATTTTGTTGCAGCGGATATCTCTTATACTTGTTGTTTGATGACTTTAGTGAATATGTGTTTGTATTCCTTGAGTGGTGAGGTTCTTCATATGGATTCACTGTCTTCTGATACTTGTTGGCATAGATGGTTAGTTATTGTGGACAGCTTTACTAAATTACCGACAATCTATGAAGTGACGGACAATACACCGACACCGCATGAATCCTCAGCAGATTTGCAACCGATGAAGTTGCAGGGAAATATTCAGCCTGTTAAGGATATGACACCGCAGATTCAGTTTGTCCGTTTTGGCGCTAGATAATGCGTTAGAAAGTCTGAAAAGGTGCTCTATACCTCGATTCGGGGGATGGAGTGCCTTTGCGTGTCGCCCCCTGCGGTGGCTTGCAGACACAACCTCCTGCTCTTTGTTTGGAGGCTGTGTCTGCAAGCCACCGCAGGGGGAAAGCGGAATTTTTTGTTTAACGCAATAGAATTGCGATAAGGGAACGCATTAAAAATGCGATTGCTTGAAAAAATGTTGCCGGTTCTATTATATCATTCTTGCTATTATGGATGCTATAAAGCTGATGATAAAGCACATGATGAATAGATATTTGTCCCTGCTTTTGTAATTGGCTTTAATATACTGTATTATTGTCATAATCATTTCATTTTTTACAAAGATACGATTATTCCTTTTGCAGTTTCAAATTTTATCACCATATTTGAATGCTCAAAATAAACCGATTTTTTCTATCCCTCATATCGTGTAATCTGCAAGACAGGTTCCGGGTGGTTCCGGTGAGCGCACGGTATGGGGGATAGATTATTTACAGATGAATAATTTGAATTTTGCATTAATACGCGTTGAGTGTTGCAACCAGTATAAAAATGCCCCTTGTCGGATAGCTCTTATAGGGGTTAAGGATGCAAGTATTGTATCCAAAAAAGAAATATTCGTTGATCCTGAAGATGCTCCTTTTGACTTCTTGACTTCAGGACTTAGTTTAGAAGACTTACGGGGTAAAGGAACTTTGATAGAACACTGGGAGGAACTTTATTCTTTTATAAAAAAATTTCCAGTTCTGGTATCACCGGCTGATGGATATGATACAACTGTATTACATAATGTGATAACACAATACAATATAGATTGTGCTCCGATTAGGGTTCTTACTGCTAAAAATATAATACGCTGCGCTATATCAACATATTCATATCGTTTCGATGATTTGTGTGAATTACTTAAAATAGAAGTCATAGATAATATGCCTTTGAACTTGGCTACAAACTGGTGTGAGTTGATCATCCGTGCGTGCGAATCTAAGAAAGATAAGGATTTGATAGATTTTGCCGAAAATAATAGATTGGTGTTAGGTGCTGTTTCTTTAGCTGCTTATAATAAATGCTATATTAAACGTATTTATAAAAACAGATTAAAAGAGATAGAGGACAAAATATATGATTCTGAAAAGTTTGATGAAAGTAATCCCTTCTTTGATCAGAATGTTGTATTTACAGGTAAACTAGAATATTTCACAAGAAATGAGGCGGAAGATTATGTATGTCGGATAGGAGGACATTGTTTAGGCAATTTGACAAAAGCGACTAACTATTTGGTTGTTGGTGCTCAAAGTCCATCACAAGTTGGACCGGATGGGTTAAGTAGTAAACAGAAGAAAGCTATAAAATATAGAGAAGAAGGCATTGAAATAGAATTGCTTTCTGAAACAGATTTTATAGATATGATGGGCTTGCAGAGCGAAATTGACTGGAAAAAATATATTGCAGCTGAGATGGATAGTATAAGACTGAAATTTTTAAAAAAATAGTGCTATGGCAATAAAAACAATGATAAACTTAACGTATGAAGCGTTAGAGTTTAAGATATTCATGGACAGTTGGGATATCAATTTTTATGGAAAAGAGATTTTCATTTCAGCAGGTTTAGCTGGAAAGAAAGATATTTTTATGCAGATGTTGGGTAATGTAGGTGGATACGCTCGTTTGGTAGATTTTGATAAGGACATTACGATTGTTATTTTATCAGATAATATGATGCAGCGTTTTAAACAGGGTGATAAAGATGCATTCATACAGATGATAGAGGATAAAATTAATGCAAGTAATACTCCTTATCGAAAGCTGAAATTTACGACAGAAGAACGAGTACTTGATTATATGGATTCACGTGCAAGAGGACATGTGTTGCAGAATAAAAAAGATCTGAAAGATAAGAAGAATTCAGCTGATTTGAATGAACGTATTCAGGCGGCTATAGATCGTGATGAATTAATGCTGGATATGGTAAAACGATATAAAGAATCGACTAAAATCCCACAACAGCAGGATTTATTTTAAATAAAGTTTGGCACTCTCAAATATAATCCTCATATTTGCGGTGCTAAACAAAACCATGTGTGTTCATGACGTTAGAGCAACGGTTAATGCTCATGATGAATGGGCTTTTTTTGTGCCTAATAGATTAAGATATTGTAGAAGTCACAACTTTTGTGATAAAGTTACGGCTGTCTTTCCCAACTATTTTTGCTCTGCGGAGTGGATTATGGTTTTGTTTAGCGACACGGGATAGGACAGCCGTTTATCTGTCTAAAATGCTAAACAAAACCATAATCGTATGAAACAAACAGTTTCAATTCCTGCTACCGACATAAATGTCGTGAGCAAATCGTCAGTCCTAACTATGTGGCTGAACCGTGAGAATCAATTATTTTCTTCCGTACTTGAAGATTCAGTGTCTAACCGTCAGGTGTGCCTTATGGCTCATGCTTCCTTGGCTTTTTCTGCATTGGTATGTGCCGGTTTTGTGTCGGCTGTTCCTGCATTGCTTTGCCTGGCTTGGTTTGTTGTGTCGTTACATCTTGCTTGGAAAGGAGGTCTGAGATGAAATTCTTTATTGATGAACCCAAAACTTACCTGTCTGTCAACAATAAAGGCAGGGCTATGAACAAATGGATTTCCACTTTCACTCATGTATTGATTCCTGATGAACTGTCACGTGATGCCTTTATTGAGAGTATTCGTGCCAAAGCGTCCATGTTGGATGAAGAGTTTCCAAGAACCAAACCGCTTCATGTGGATGTTTCCAGAAACAATGATCATATTGAGGTCTATCCCGATAAGAATCCGTATAATACTGTCTTCATAGTTCATATTTATCCAGTACGCGGCGAGTTCCGTTTCTGTGAAGCTTCAAACCCGAAAATGCTGGAAGGAGGTTTGCGATGAATGACGAATTTTCAATAATGAAGACTGTCGAGATAGGTAGTGACGGTAATAAAGAAGTCAAATTCCATTTATTTGCTCAAAATTATGGAGATATATCCGAAATAAATCATGAACAATTAATCCGATTAGATGCGTTTTTGCATGACTATGTTACAAAGGAGGTGAAGCATGAAAAATAATTCTGCTCCCAATCAATCTCGTGTAGAGGAATATGTATTGATTGAATATCTGATGGCGTTTCTTCCGGCTGATCAACCCGATGGTGATGGTGTGTTGTTGAAAAGCACACAAGATATTCAAGATGATTTGTCTGATATGGTGGAGTTGTCCTTGAATGATATTGCATCTACGATGCGTGATACGGGCTATCACATCCATGTAGACAGTGACAATCGTCCCAAATGGATGATGATGCGTCGATAAGAAACATTTTTTATACATTTTACATAGAGGGCATTCTGTTGCAAGACAGGGTGTCCTTGTCTTTTATAGGTTGTGGTATTTGCCTTATTTTTGAAATAAAAAAGGTTATATGATAGTTTTAGTAAAGGATATCCCGGCCTATGCCTTCAGTTCCGGACTGAACGAGCTGGTGTTCGCTACGGATCAGAATAAGGCTGTTCTCTCATTGACGGTCGGAGAAAAAGAGATTCTGTCCGAAACTTACATTCCGGATGCTTCCGGCCGGATAACCATCAATGATTTGCAGGGCTTGATAGAACCGTATTTGGCAACAAACCTGATAGAACGGTGCAGTTATCGGATAACGGACGGATCATCCGAACAGAATAAAAACTTTACGGTGCAGTTCTGTGCTGCGGAGTCCTCCATGCCGGCTGCGGATTTTATGGCGGGTTATTTCCTGTCCACGCTGATGGGAGAGAAGGTTACGGCGATAGGGCGTAAGGAGTTCGTGCATCTGGTCACGACTGAGGCGTGTCCTGTGACCGCTACCTGTGTCTATTACCGTGACGAAGACGGTTTGTCTACCCGTGAGGTGAGTTTGCGGCAGGTGACAGATACGGACAAGATCGTCACGGTAGAAGTTTCTCCCGAATTGTTGGTCAAACCGGGGTTCGAGCTGGTGCGCTATATTATTCATGCCGGAGTACGGACGCAGACCTTCTCACTCGATCCTGATGCGCCCGATGTCGCTCCGGTTCTGTTGTTCACCAATTCTTTCGGGTGCCAGGAGACGGTTTACTGTACCGGAACTCATGCGTTGGAGCCGGAATACGTCCGGTCCACCGCTTACACTAATGGCATGTTCCGTAATTATCGGATTGATGAGACCAAGGTGTTCAAGGCCAATACGGGTGTGTTGACACATGAGATGGCGTTGTGGCTTGATGATTTGTTCCGGTCTAAAGAGATTTATCTGCTGGACGGTACGACAGTGGGCAAGGAGGTTACCATCACCGAGTCGGAATCGAAGCGCAGCAACGATCCGGATCATTTGCCGTTCTTTACTTTCTCTTATCGGTATGCGCAGCGTAATCACAATATCTTGCAGTTGCCGCGTGCCGGACGTGTGTTCGATAATACATTTGATTATACGTTTGAGTGATATGGGCATAAAGGTAATACATAGGCTTGATGCCATCCGGCTGCTGGAATCCGGACAGCCGGTTGATTTGCGTGTTTGGAAATTGTCCACAGGTGACATCATTGAGTACAAGGGGGTGATCTGTATCGGTTCCCATTGGCGGGGAGGCACGCATCTGGTCAAGTGTCCCAAATCCGGACTGCCGCGCAGGTTGCGTGATATCACATTGTTTTCAATTAATGGTATGGAGGTTTATTTATGAAAAATAAGACAAACAACAGGGTGCGGCTGGACTATATCCCTTCAGGTGTGTTTGAGGTGGGTAAATCCGGCGTGCAGGCGTCCATGGAGACGGTCGAGGACAGTTCGGCGGTTTTTGACGAGGATGGCGAAGATGTGTCCTCGACGACGTTGCCGGGGGCGAAAGGTTATAAATACGTGAACTGGGGCGCTGACAACAGGCTACCGTATGAGCTGATCAGGTTGATAGGGGTTGACGAGGTGATGTCTCAGAACAAGTTGTTCAATGTGCTTACCTGTTACGGTGCCGGGCAGAAGTATAATGACTATGATACCGGCAGACCGACTGTTGATAAGGAAATTAAAAAATGGATGCTGCATAACAGTATACCTTCCTTCATGCTTGAACAGGCGACAGATATGAAGTATTATTTTTTCTGTGTGTCGGTGATCATACTGTCTGTTGACGGTTCCCGGATTGTCAGACTCCGGCACAAGGAGGCCTGTTATTGCCGGTTCGAAAAGGCGGATGACAAGGGGCGTATCAATCATGTTTTCTATGGCAACTTCCGGAAGTCGGCCTTGCGTGAGGATGAGATCGAGGTGCTGCCGCTGCTTGACGAAAAAGACCCGTTGGGTGATCTGGAGGTTCGGATGGGGCGTGCGCCCGGCAAGGACGGAAAAAAGTCCATACCCACTAAAGACCGCAAGTTTGCCATTCTGGTCCGTTTTCCGACACCCGGCTGCCGATACTATCCGTTACCCAACTATACTTCTATTTTTCGAGGCGACTGGTTTGACATTAAGCGGTTGATTGGTAAGGGGAAAAAAGCCAAGCTGAAGAATCATGCGACGGTTAAGTACCAGGTTGAAGTCCACAAGGATTTTTGGTCCAATCTGTTGGCTGAAGAGCACATAACCGAGCCTGTAAAGCAGCTGGAGCGCATTAAGAAAGAAAAAGAGAATATTAAAAATTTTGTGTCCGGCATCGAGAATTCCGGCAAGGTCTGGATTACCGGTTATTACATCGATCCTAACGGCAAGGAGAACCGTATGGTGCGTATCAATGTGATTGATACGACTAAAGAGGGTGGCGACTGGTCTGAAGATATTCAAGAGGCGTCCAATATCACCTGTTATGGTGATAATATTCATCCCAATCTGGTGGGGGCCACTCCGGGCAAGTCACAGTCCAATAACTCCGGATCTGACAAGCGCGAGCTGTTTACTCTCAAGCAGTCGCTTGAGATTGCCTTTCATGATCTGATGTACATGCCGCATAATGTGGTGATTCATTATAACGGATGGGGTGAGAAGGTCTATCCGGATGTGCCGATGATCCTGCTCACGACACTGGATCAGAATACCGATGCCAAATCAACGACTGCTAACCGGATAAACCATAATAACGATGAAGATGAAAATTGATAAACAGACTTTTGAGAAGGTCGTTTTTGCAGCTGCTTCGGCAAACGTGTATGTGTTTGATGCGATACAAGATCGGTTTGAACAGGCTGAACATAAGCTCTTCGGCACGGTGCTGGGGAGTGATACGGATGTGGATACGCTGCCCGTTAAAGAAGATGTGTGCCGTTATATCTGTCTTGATGCGTTTTATCAGGCGATCCCGGGGCTGGATCTGATACTGACGGATACGGGGTTCGGTATTGTCAATAACCAGAATATATCTCCGGCATCACGTGATCGGGTTGAATCGTTGCGCGTGCAGATACAGCGTGAAGCGGATTATGCGCTGGACTGTATTATTGAGGGTATGACTGGTGATGACGCTTGGTCTTCCTCAGTTTGTGCCCGGTTGGTGATCAGTTCCCTTTACTATACCGGTGCTCATGTGCGTGATTTTGCAGGCCGACCGACAGCCATTCGTACTGATCTGCTCGAACTTCGTCCGCAAATCAGCGAGGCTGAAGAATATATCCGGCGCGAGATATCCGCAGTTTTATTTGATCATTTGCTTGAACAAATCCGGCATAAGTCTCTGGCTGAAGCTGAGATACCGTTGGTTTGTGCGCTCCGTAGGGCGATAGGTTTTTGGATCAACAAGCAGTTGCCGGCATTCCGTGTGGAACTGGCGAATGTGGTTAACTTGCTGGAGAGGTGTCCGGACGATTTTCCGACGTATAAGGATAGCGATGCGTATAAGGTAAAACATTTTGAATACTATAAAAATGAAAAAGAAGACACCTGCTACTTTTGGGGATAGGTTGATCAACTTCCATCTGCCGGATGCATGGCACAAGCTGGAGCAATGGCAATTGCGCTATGTGTGTTATATCATGACCCGTTTTGATTCGGTCACGGCAAAGACATATATCTTTGTCCGGCTGCTGGGAATCACTGTATTGCGCAGACAGGAAGACGGGTGGGTTTGTTCTGTTCGCAACGGATGGAAAAAGGTTCGGTTCTTTGTTCATTCGTGGCAAGTACAGTCTTTCCTGCACATGCTGGATTTTATCGAGCGTCCGGGTGATATGCCTTTCTGTTTGTGGCGGATCGGCAGGTTCCGGTCGGTGGATGCCCGGTTGCATGATGTTCCGTTTAAGGAGTATGTCAGTATTGAGAATTATTATCAGGGCTTTTTACGCACGCGCGATAACGCTCTTCTGCGTTCCATGGCAATTTTGTTGTATGTGGATCGCAAAGGGCGGCATCCCCGCTGGTTCAATCCTTCGGAAGAAGAACTGCTGTCCGTGTTTTTGTGGATTGCATCGGTTAAGAATCATTTTACAAAATGCTTTCCCTATCTGTTCCGTCCTCCGGAACAACTGGAGGGTGAAGCCTTTAATATGCTTGAACTCGTCAATGCGGAGATTCGGGCATTGACAGGCGGGGATATCACAAAGGAGAGAGAAGTATTGCAGATGGATTGCTGGCGGGCGTTGACCGAACTGAATGAGAAGGCCCGCGAGGCACAGGAGTTACAACAGAGATATGGATGCAAATAATTTATTCGATGCGCTGTCCTATTTTAAAGGAATGTGCAAAAAAAACAAATTGGCCAAGGCTCACGCTTTTTATCCGTGTGTCTGTTCCGGCATAAACTCGCTTGAAGAGGTTCTTCAGAACCTTCGGCGCGAATCCGCTTTTTTCGCGGTAGATGATACGAATGACGGAGTGACCGAGAAGCGTTCCGGAGGATATTTTAAAAAGCGTACTTTTACCGTGTTTCTCATGATGCGGTACCGTATCAGTGATATGGCGGAACGCCAAGCGGCACTGGAGGTGTGCCGGCAGCTGTTCCGCCAGGTGCACAGCAGGATGCTGGTTGACCGTGAGAATCTGGATAACGAACTGGTGTACCTGAATACGGATAATGTGTATTCACGCGAACTGGGTGAATACTTTATTTCCGGATGCACAGGCCTGTATTTTATGATTGATGTTTCCGAACCGGTATCTCTAATTTATGACAGTGATGAGTGGGAGGAATGAGAACAGGCCGAAGTCCACGGCTGAAGATCGGGCAAAGTATAAGAAGGCGTGGGCCGAGATGATGGTCACTATCTGGAGGGAGAAGATCATGAGACTGCACGTGGTTGATACGGTGTTACTGCACAATGATATTACGGAGAATGTGACAATGGGCAGCAGTGAACTGACGGTGATACAGCATAAGTTTATGGAATATGGCATTTATCAGGATTGTGGTACGGGGCGGGGATATGAGATCGACGGCCAGTTGTATAATGACGGGCATAGAGGGCATAACAAGGGTGATTTGAAGTTTTTGAATCCGGATTTGAGAGGCAAGAATTATGTGCACAGACAAAAATCCGGCAAGATTACCTCAGGTGAACCTCGCAAACCCCGTGAATGGTTCTCACGTGCCTATTTTGCTTCGGTCATGGTCTTGAAAGAGCAGATGGCATACATGTATGGTGAGGAGTTCTGTGGTCTGCTTGCGGAGAAGATTGAAGAGGCGAATCACAAGCGCAGTACCTCCATGCGTTCGCATTTATGGGGGCATCATCAAAAGAAATGATGTCTTTTTACGGCTTTTGGCTTTGTTGTTACTTTGGAATAAAAAAGTAAATGGCGGATATTAAAGACACATTAAAAAAATTGGCGGAGCAGATAAGGGATGAACGTAATGCCGGAGCGAATACGGCATTGCGTGTCGGTTCTTTGTTGTTGGCCATGATTGATGCAGGTGCTGATATAACTGATTTTGAAAAATATTTTCTTCGTAAAGATAAAGAAGATATCGCCAATGAGCTGATAACGTTCCTGAAGGGTTTTTTGATTGGTAAAAACGGTAGCGGTTGGACTGTATTGGAAGATGGTACGACACAAGCCGTTGTTGACCGCTTGTATGTGAAGATTAAGGCTGTCTTTGACGAGCTTGAAGTAAAGAAGAAGACGCATGTAGGTGGTGAACAGATCATATCTCCGGCCGGTATGAAGTGTGTCAGGGTGGAGGAACTTGATGAGAGCTACCGTTGTTTCTTTTTGTCGGAAGTTGATGGAGTGACAGTCCATAACGAATTTACAGTCGGTACATTAGCATTAGCCCAAGAATTTAACATTAAAGAAGGTACATCTCACAATGTATCCAACCGCTACTATTGGCGTGAGGTGACAGGTGTAGGATCTGACTATATTGATTTGAGCAAAACCAATGCCGACAAGGACAGTGATGTCCCGGCTGCCGGTGATGATATCATCGGGCTTGGGCACTTGACGGATATCACCCGTCAGGCAGCTATAATCTTATCATCAGTAAACGAAACTTCGCCTTCTATCACTTTTTATCAAGGTATCAATACATTTTCTTTGGCGGGTAAAGAAGTTATCGGGCTGGGCTTCGACAAGTCTACCGGACACGCCTATATCAATGTGTATGGTGACGCTTATATAGGCGCTAAGGATAAGAGTACCTATATTCGATATAGCCAGAAAGGCGGTGTGGATATCAAGGGTATGTTTCATATCGAGCAGGGATCTACCGGGTGGAAGAATATGGAAGGCTTGCCGGATGAGATCGGGGCGGCTGCCGATCTGGCCCAAAAGGCTCAGGATGCGATAGACAATGCGGCTGTCGGAAGTGTCAATCTGTTGCGTAACTCCGGGTTTACTGGAGATTATGAAAGTGAAATATTGTCCTCTGATACTCAATTGTTGGCGGACACCGAACTTTTCAGCAAGCAATTAAAGTATTGGACGGGTGTGGCTACCGTATCCGCGGACAGTGCTGCCGGCTCCGGGTACTCTGCTGCAATCGGTAGTTTGTCCCAGTCCGTATCCTTGATTAAAAATGAAAATTATGTTATATCCTTTAAGGCTAAAGGTACGTCTGTGGCTGTTTCGTGTGGTGATTTCAGCACAACTCAGCCTCTTGCGTCCGATTATCAAAGATACACTTTCAAGTTCGCATTTAACGGTACAGGTATTTTCATGCTTAGCGGTACCGCAACCGTTTGTGATCTTCAGCTAGAAAGAGGGACCATTGCCACAGACTGGAAACTGTCCATTTTGGATAACGACAAGGCAACAGCCGGTTTTCAGTCAATCAATTATATCGCCAGCGCGATTAAGGATGGATCTGTGGATATCCTTGGCGGTTTGATCCTTGCCAATATGATCCAACTGGGCAACTACAAGGATGGTAAGATGCAAAAGGTCACAGCCGGAGTGAGCGGCATATACAATGACGATGATGATGTGGCATTTTGGGCAGGAGGAAAACTTGAACAGGCGATTCTGACTGTAATGAGGTTCCGTAATGATCCTGATTACCAGCCCACAGATGCGGAATGGGCGAACATGGCGAACTTCGTTGCCACTCATGGTGGCGATACGTTCCTTCGTGGCTATATTTATGCCTTGGGTGGTAAGTTCCGCGGTGTGGTTGAAGCCTTGGGCGGATTTTTCCGCGGAAAAGTAGAAACATCTGTTGACGGGAAACGCATTGTCATTGATCCGGATAAAAATACTCTTGAAATGTACACGACTGAAGGACATGCCACCTTGATATTAAGGTTCGACACATCATCAGACGGATGGGAGTATGGTGATTTGATTCTACGGAAATATGTAGGGGACCAATTGATACAAGAAACGACTGTATATCCGGAACGTATCAGAATACAGAATCATGTGGAAAATACGGATATCATTCTTAATCCCAATAACGTATCCTTCTATGGTTCTAAAGGCGAAACTCTGTTGGTTGGGATGAAACCGGTATATGACGGGGGGAGTGTGTCTAAGTATGTGGCCAATATTGAATGCAGTAATTGGCCGTCTAAAGATAACGTCAGTTCCGGGCAGGTATATGTGGAATATGAGACAGTAGAAGGAGTCGTGACAAACGGGACTTTAAAAGTAAAGAAGTGATATGGAACTGAATACTATTAACAAAACGGGAACTTGGAGTGAGGCGGCAGACCGTCTTAACAACAACTTTAGCAAGACGTCCGCCGAAGTGGAGAAGGTCAAGCAGAACGGCATCCGCAACAAGGGGTTGTTCTCTACTCTTGATTCGCTGAAAGCGGCTGTTCCATCTCCTGTTGTGGGTGATTGGGCTGTCGTGGGAGATACCATACCGGGTCCTATATATCAATGTACGAAGAGAGGCGTATGGAGCGAAACAGGAACAACCGGAGGCGGTGGAAGTGTTGACCTTTCCGGCATCTTGACAGCCGAGGAGATAGATGATGTAACATCAATATTATAG